CGGTCCAGCGACCTATATCGCCTACCATTTCCTCGATTTCTCTGCCTTTCTCAAATGCAGACTTAATTGAACTATATGCCATGGATGCTATACTAAATGCAGTAACAGGATCCATTGCTCCTCCAAGTTACTAGTATTTACTCAAAAAAAAGCAGGGTTCTCCCTGCTTTCTCTATTTGTTTTTGTTTAAAGTCCGTTAGGAACAATTACATAGTGAATCATTAGCACAATAGCAAGTGATGCACTTAGACCGATCATCATCTTCATAAAGTCTTTGCCTACTAATGGGAAAACACTCTTTGTTTTCTTTTTGTTTGTGAAACTTGCAATAGCAAATTCACGCCCGGCAAGCAAGCCAACAAACACCCAAGTTGTACTCATTGGAATATCGTTTAGTTCTTTGAACACAAACAGTATCAACCAGTAGAACAAGTCAATCAATGTAGCACTGCGCACATACCGTGTGTTATGTTTCTCTAGCACAATCTTTTGAATTGCACCACCATTCTCACGGAACATAAAGAACAAGCCTGCAACAAATACAATGCTGATCATTACCATTAGGTCTGGTGTAAGTGTGCGTGGCAGGAATACTGCAATGTTTGCTACATCATGACTTAACCATGTCCACCATAGGAAACCTGTTGTTACCCATTGTGCTACACGCCAAAATGCTTTGTGTTCTTCTTTAACTGGCTTTGCTTCATCCAGCCATTTGCTAACAAAATACCAAATACCATAAGCGGCTGTTGCGGCTACAACATAACCCATCATGCTTTTTACCAGCATCTTCTCTAGTACAAAAGTACTAGCAAATGCACTAAGCACCAAGAAACTTGTGCTAACTGGCACACCAAATCTTGTTAACAATAATAGTATTGCTGGTGCCATTGCGTGATACCATTGTACTTCTACAAAAGGTATTTTGTTCAAGCGTCCATAGGAAATGTCTCCTCCGTATGCGTACCAACCGTACCATAACGCCCATAATAAAACCGCACTTGCTGCGGCCCACATAGTTTTATAACTAAATCTCTCATTGTTACTTGCGATCCATGTACCGAGAGTCTGTACACTATCGTTTGCTATAACTGAATATGCGGCGAATAAGAATCCGACCACCATCCAGAGGGTGAGTGCTTCCATTGATTTCTCCTTTGCTTGACGGCTTTACCCCGTCGCTCACAAATGTAACTAATATGTTACACGATTACTTAGTGAATGTCAACGCAAAAAAGATTACAGTTTTATTAAATTTTTACTTGGTGATATTAAATGTGAGATTTTTGTGATCAGGGTATGTAACAGCAATGTGTCCTTCTGGACAATCATAATCTATATACGCCACTAGCGTAGCAACACCAGGTGCAACCTTTTCAGTGTGATCATGTGCAATCTGCATCTTGTAAGCAAATGTATCCACACGATCACTAGCAGGTCCCATAAACTTTCCAATACTACTTTTAGCAGGATGTACAATATTATCACTGTCTTTTACTGTGAGTGTAAAGTCAGTGACTGTGCAATCATCTCTGTGCTTTTCTCTTGCCACTGTTACTTTGAATTCACCGCCTATAGGACCATCTGTAATTTCAAAATACTCTGGCGCCCAGGTAAGAATATCCTTTGATTCAAATTTATCCCATACACTATAGCCGCCACCAATTAGTGCAAAAGTGGCTGTGACCACACCAATACCTTTGGTGATATTTTCTACATCAAAACTAAACATTTTCGAGTCCTTCCAAGACTTACTGTATGTATTTATTAGTAAGATTTGAAAGTTAAAGGAAGGAATTGTTCAACAAACTCTGGGCTTTTAAGCCATTGTTGATTTTTTACAAAACGTTCTTTGCACTGTGCGTGTAACTCAAACAGGTCAACTTGATCTAACCAATCAAGTTCTTTAATTGCAGCGGCAATACGTTCTCTATCATCTTCTATACTATCGTAACTGTGATTGATAATATCGTCAAATACATCGAATCCTATATCACGCATATATTGTATTAGTCCTCGACTGCCTATCATTATAAAAAACTGTCCGGCAAGTATAGGCTTAAATGATTTTTCTGTAAGTTGTGGAGTGTCGTTGCGGCTTGTTGTTTCTGTTATAATATTTAAGCAAGCACTAGTGTATGCAATATGATCTGTAGTTCTATCATTGTGATCTGTATCATCATTTGGATGTGCTAGTATACGTTGAGGCAAAGTTGCTAGTTTACCCCATTCATCATCAGTAATAACAATGTCGTTTATAAAATCTTCTTGTTCTAAATAATCTTTAGTCCAGCCTGTGCGTCTACCCCAACCAAAAATCATATCACTAAAATATGGCTTATCATACAATTGTATATAAGTTAGTATTCTATGACTCCATTTGTTTGCGTTTAAACAACTAAACTTGTGTGCGGGATTGATTTGTTCGATTATAGAATTATGTGTAGCAAGTATTTCTTCTTCGGCAAAGAAAATAATTTGTGGATCATTGTAGTTTTTATAGTAGTTGGCACATGCACTTATTACATAAAACGGAAGTTTAATGTTGTAGCGTTTACAATTTTCTAATAATCTATCTGCTCTACCATTGCTGTTATTAAAAATTATTCTGTCATAGTCAGTATACTGGTTTATTATATCAATGATGTGTTGATCTTTTGCATCATCGTAGTTTTCTCCAACTGCACCTTCTTCTACTACAATACTATTGTCAGGACTAATACTACATAATAGTTCCAAACTTTGACATATGTGTACTTCTAGTACAATAGAATACTTATCTACCTGTTGAGTAGTTCCCGTGTGATCAATGATTAACTGCATATATTACTTATTATACAATAAATAACAGTGGAGACATATTGGATGGACTTTTTAACTCTAGTAAGCGAGGTAGGCTTTCCTATTGCAGGTGCAATAGCAGCAGGCGTATTTGTTTTTATCACACTTAAATTTATTCTAGCAGGTGTAACAGACAGCGTAAATACTCTGAAGAACATTATTGGCGCACTGGATAACCGTGTGCAAACAATGAACAATGACTTGGTTAAGATAGACACACTGCTCAGTTATGTACTGCATGTTCGTCCTAACATAGATCGAATAGCTGCCAACGAAGGCAAAGAGGATGCTCGACGTGATTAAGAATTTTAAAGATATTGTAGTACTAATGATTACATCTGGAGTACTATTACTGTTAGGTGTTATTATTGTAGGCGATTATATTGTAGCACTAGAAGAAAATAGACCAGTTGATGAAAGTGTTATTACACTAATGAAGATGTCAGTTACAGGATTGATTGGTGTCATTGGTGGATATATTGGTGGAAGCAAGTAATGGAACTTGATCTAGCAAGTGCGATTAAGGACTTTGGTTTTCCTATTATTGCTGCAATGGGCATGGGATATTTTATCTATTTCATATGGCAGTGGGTAACAGAAACTATTGATCCTGTTATTGGTGATGCAATGTTTACACTTATTAAACTTGTTGATCGTGTGCGTATGCTGGACAATGATTTGATTAGACTTAACCAAAAACTTGCTATGGTACTGGAATATAAAGCAGAACTTGAACAAAAAGGTTTTAAACTAGACGATGAACTTGAAAAGGTTCTTGCAGAGAATAGAACAAAAAGTCAAGGCTTCAACAGCACGGGCAAAAAATAGTTACTTGCTCGTCGCTCTGTAAATTCCATCCCAGTCTACAGGCTTGTCTTGCTGTAAACGCTCCGTCATTTTATCATAATACTCTGCCATATGCGGGCAGGCTTGTTTTGTTTCAGCAATGTCTCTGATACAAGTAGTCCAGTTACCAGCATAATAGTTTTTAAGGAACGTTGTATGTGCTACACAACTCTTGCCCAGTGTATAGATGCGCAGTGGTTCTTCTTTACCCTTAACAGCAATGTTGTCTAGTTCTATGTAGTTAAAGTCTTTCTTAGTTGCTGCTACAGTATCTGGTCCTATAATAACTAGCACACCATAACTCTTTGTTTGTGACTCAAGTCTTGCTGCAACGCTAACTGGATCGCCCAAACAGTCATAGCCCATCTTACGATCACTGCCTATGTTGCCCACTAGTATCTTGCCTGTGTTAACACCTGCACCCATGCCCACTGGCGGTTTACCTTCTGCAGCAAGTTCTTTGTTAAATTCTTCAACTGCCGCTAACATTGCTTTTACTGTGCGCACACCATCATAAGCATGACGTTCATTGTCAAGTGGAGCACCATGTATGTGCATACTTGCATCGCCAATAAACTTAATAAGTGTACCATCATTGTTTAGCACAGGATCGGCGATGGCAGTCATGTATCTGTTCATTACTGCAGTAAAGCCTTCAACATCTGCGCCATAACTTTCTCCAAGTCCTGTAAAGTTGCGCATGTCTGTCATAACACAGGTAAGGATCTTTTCTTCGCCGCCAAGTTTGATTAGGCTTGGATCTTTTTGTAGTTGTTCAACCACTGTAGGATTAACATAAGTTCCAAACTGCTTTTTGATCTGCTGTTTCTGGAAAAACTCCAGTACAAATCTATTAAACACTGCATGGAAGCCTGTTAGTATAGTTGTTATAAGTGGCATAGTGCCATCAATTAAGAATAGTTTAGTTGTCCAGAAATAGTAAGGTGTGTATACTGCGCCGCCTGCAAATACAATTATAACGCCACCTACAAACCAATAAGGTGTGAATCTAGCAAGCACTACTAGTAATAACCCCAGTAGACCTGTTGCAGCGAGTTCTGCTATACTACCCCACCATGGGCGTGTAATCTGATCACCATCAATCATTGTTTGCAGTGTTATTGCAGCGGGTATGAAACTAAACTTTTCGCCCACGGGTGTTGCTACCATTGTAGTTGTGCCTGCTGCAGTAGGAGCAACAATAACTGTGCGTCCAGCAAATTGTGCAAAGTCTCCACTTGCTGCACTAACAGTTTCAAACTCTTTGTTAAAACGCAACCAGATTCTTGCGTTAGCGTCTGTGCTTACAATAGGATAACCAGGTATGCGCACTTTTTCTACACCCGCTGGTGTGC